TATTAACAGCATTCGATGTGGTATATGAAGGAATGGCCAATATAATTGGAACCAATCCTGTATACAATGATATTGTTAGTTACACTGGCAATTCATCGAGTCAAATATTTAAAGTATATCAAGGATGATTAACATAGAAAAATTAAAATTTGGTGCAAACACCCTAACGAGTTTCCAAGAGGTGTTCAACCGCAACGAGGTATTCATACGTTGGGGTGGAGATAATATGTTCGTAAATGAACTATATCTGTTAAATGATGCATCACCAATACAAAACGCATGTGTTCGTTCCAAAGTGGATAACGCTGTTGGAATGGGTTACATAACCGATTATAAAATTAACAGCAAGGAATATCTCAATGATGTTGCAAGAAAAATGTTTTACGAGTTTATCACAACTGGTAATCTATTTTTGGAAGTAGTTTGGAAACAAGATAGAGCACAAGGAATTGCTGGTTTTCATGTTATTCCTTCTCGTTATATTCGTTTGGGTAAACCAAAAGAAATAGGTGACCCTGTAACCAAATATATGTATTGTAGAGATTGGGCCAATTGGAGAAAAGCGGGAATCGTTGAGTTCTGTGAATTTGACCCAAAGGAATATACAAGTAGACAAATTGTACATATCAAACAATATCAAAGTGGTTACGACTATTATGGAGCACCTGATTGGTTGAGCGTAATTAACGATGTTAGATTGAACCATGCAATTACCGTATTCAATTTATCTAACATTCAGAATGGTTTATCACCATCTCTATGGGTACACTTCAACATGAACGCACCTGACAGTACAAACGAACAAAATCAAATCTTACGTAATATTGAAGATAGATATATGGGTCCTGAGAATGCTGGTCGTGTAATTGTATCTTATGGTGAATCAGAACAAAAACCTGACATCACTCAAATTCAATCAACAGTTGAATCAGGATACTTCTCAAACATATTTGATTTGGTTCAAAAACAAATCATGAGTGGTCATAAGATTATTGATGGTAGTTTGATTGGATTACCAAACCCTGGTGGGTTTACTTCATCTGCTGACCAACTCGAAACAACTTATAAGTTATTTATGAATACAAGTGTTAGACCACTTCAGAATTTCATGAATAGAGAATTACAACCAATCATTGAATTGATTTACCCTGACCAACAAATAAGCTTAGTAATAGAACAAAACCAAATTTTAGGATAATGAATAACGTATTATTAATATCAGAAGAATTATTAAAGACCTATTCGTACATTAACGAGAACGTTCAATCGGATGAGTTAAGATACGCTATTATGGTTTCTCAGAATATAGAAATCCAAGAATCCTTGGGTACAAATCTATATCAACATATTTTGGATTTGGTTGACAACAACACAATTGGAGATGCTGGTAATTCAAACTATAAAACTTTATTGGACAAGTATATACAACCAGCATTAATTGGTTATGCTTTGTTCAGGGCTGTGGATAATTTCATGGCCAAACTAATGTCAGTTGGTATTGTACAGAATCGTTCTGAACAAGGTAGTAATATTGATTTTAAATTATTCTTGCACATTAAAAACCAAGCAAAAAATGATGCCGAGTTCCAAGATAATTTATTAAGAAGACATTTAATATTCAGGTCAGGTTTATATCCTGAATATAACAACGGAAACTTGAACGATGGACAATTACCCCCAATCCCTCAATCTCCATTCCAATCACCAATAACATTACCTGGTAGTAATTACTATTGGAAAAACGGTAAAATGTATGGATGTACTTCACCACTATGTGTTGACAGTCCATTTCCACAGTGGTACGGTCGCACAACTAATTCACCTGGCACAAATTCTTAATATATGACGCAATTACCAATATCAGAAATAGTCACAGCTATATTAGCTGGTTTGATTGGATGGTTTTCAAGTGGTAGATTTACTAAACAAAGTATAGAGGTCGCAAATGCTCAAGCCGTTTTAAGTATGTGGAAAGAAACCGCAACCGCACAAAAACTTGAGATTCAACAACTAAAAGAAGAAATGAAATCCATGGTCAAGAGAATTGACGAATTGGAGAATCATGTAATTCGATTGGAGAATGAAAATCGTGAACTGAAAAAACAGTTACAATCTTAACCAAACACAAAACCAATCTATGAATGAAACACCCCACTTATTCGGTGGGGTTTTTTATTTTCCTAAATTGATTGTTTACCAAATTGCATATATAACTTTGGGATACATTCCATTCATCGGCAAGAACTTGTTGTTTCTCACCATTTCTATATCGTTCTCTGATTATCTCGACAACATCGTCAGGAATATCCCTACGATAATTTCTTTTGCGTTGGGTTCTATCAGTTAACAATGGAGCCCATTCCAAATTATTGACATGATTGTTGAATCTGTTACCGTCTTTATGTTTAACGTATTTAAATCCTTGTGGATTTGCAAGATATAATTCTGCAACAATTCTATGTACGTAAAAGAATCTCATTTTCTTATTGAGATATAACATCAACTGAGCATATCCGTTTACTTCTTGAATCATCTTCTCATCACCATTCTTTGCATATACCTTACCTTCTTTGGTTACTTTATAACCGCTATTCCTAAAATTCTTCATATTTCAAATATATCCATAAATATTGATTAATCAAAATCAATTGCATAAAAAACCCCGCCACTCTTGTATAATATGGGAACAACTTAGAGCGAGTGACGGGGCTAATGAAAAAAAGAAACTTCTATTAAAAAAGTTATCTATAATTATCACGGTTTTGTAATACGATGCAAACCATCCCCCCACCATGAATGGCGAATTCAAAATATGGATAATTTAGAGTGAGGGAATGGAACGGTCTCAGAGACAGCGGACCGTTTTTGTACAGTAATACAGAACTACTACATTACAAATATAAGAACAAAAGTTGAAATTACCAAATCTTATTTTTGAACTTATCGTGATTTTCTTGCAACACTTGCAACGTTGGAATGGTATCAAATAACTTACTAAATCTCTCACCAGTTAACTTATCTTGTAAGTAATGGAGTATGATATAAACTTTTCCATTTGGAGTGATTACAGGACAAATTTGACTGGTAATTGAATAATTTCCATGAACAAGATTTATGGTATCGCAAATACAAGGAAGGTCATCTATTTCTTCAATTTGAGATTTAACCTTATCTCTTTCTTCTGGCCAACGATTACCGTTTCTAATCATATTGATTAATGGTCTTGATACCCCATACATTTTTGCAATTTCTGAATCAGATAGATTCTGTTGGAACAGATTTTTAATTTCTCTAACCTGTTCTACTTTAAGTTTGAAAGCTCCTAACATTTTTATTTAATTTAAGTTATGTTTATTTTTGAATTGTTCGTGAATTGTTGTTTCACCAGTAAAGGTATATCCCAAAGATATTAGTAGTTCTTGCACATTTTTGAAGTCTGATTCTTTGATTGGGTCCAATCGGAGATATGCCATTTCGGGGTCATCATCTTCATTTGTTCTTGTGTAATGGATTTTACATTTTGCATCCAATCCCCATTTACCACCTTTTTTATGATAGAACTGGTCTTCATCAACATACTTACCACATAATCTACAGAAGAACATCCAACCATTGGGACCCATGATTCTTCTGCTAAGATATAATTCAAATTTCTTTTTACCCGCCATAGTTTCTTTTTATATAAATATCATATATATAGGAAAAAATACATAAAGAATTCGGTATTTTGAAATTTTTTTGTATATTTATTTGTAGATATGGCGAAATCTATTTATGTTTGTAATGTGAATAATAATGAGAAATATTATTATGGAAGTATTGATGATACTATGAAATATGGTGTCGTCCAAGCCATCATTCTTGGAAGAATACGTTGGTGGTGTCAATATAACGAAGAGCAAAAAGATAAAGATAAATTTCATGATGGTTATTATTGGTCAGGTTGGATGACAGGAAAGGATTTTGAAGAACAAACAGGAATATCTGACAAAACAATATATAGAAATTTAAATGAGTTAATTAATAAGAAAATAATTTTTAGAGAAAGATTTAATAAAATGAAAAGGGATAAAAGTGGTTGGTATAGAATCAATCCTAATTCTCAAAATGAGAACACCAATTCTCAAAATGAGAACACCAATTCTCAAAATGAGAACACCAATTCTCAAAATGAGAACAC